ATACGTAAAGCATTAAAAGCTGTAGTTGAATCATCTTCACCAGTTCCCGCGTCTATAAAAACAGTGTCTCCTCCTGAATTTGATAAGATTACAGGTGACTGTCTTCCAAATTTATCAGCCAAAACAACACCAACTTGGTAAGTTCTTCTTGACTTAACGGACAAACTATTTATTTGTGTGTATCTTGCTGAATTTTCTCCAGTTCTAGTTACAGTAAAATCTATAGTTGGTATGTTATAGTTTTGTAAAAAATTACCATATATAAGTCTTCCTCCAGCAAGCTCTTGGGCTTTGGCTATTCGAGGTACAGCATCATATACTCTTGTTAGCTGATCAGACGGTAATGTTTTGAATGGATCTTGTGATTTGTAAAAAAAGTTAACGCTAGTTTCTGTTGTTATAGATTTATCTTCAACAACATACAATGTATTAGATCCTGTTTCTTTATAAATTAATTCCGCTTTTACTATTCCAAAACTAGAAGGAGTTGGTACGGATAATTGAACAGATTTTATAGCATTTACAAAAGTTTCGATTTCACCAAAATCACTTATAGATGTAGCAATAGCGTCAGCATTTCCTAGTCTTGAAAAACATATAGGAGTAAACGGAGCTAAAGTACTATATTCTCCGTCTTCAAATTGCCATCTATATGAAAATCTTACAAGTTTATTTTCTAAAAAATTTGATGTTATTGGATTACCCGCTTCATCATTTGATCCTACTGAAATTATATTAGCAGCTTGATATGGCGTATATTTAGCTACAGATATTAAATTATCAATATTATTTATATTATAATATCCAGGCTCATTTAAAGCTGTTTGCACATTTATTTTTCTAGGCGGATTTCTATCATCTGTCCAAAATAATAAAGTGTCTACTATATTTATGCCTGTTATAGGATAATTTTTATGAAAATTTAAATCTACCGCATCTACTAAAATTGTGCTCTTTTCGGCTTTTTGATCATATTCTATAATTTGGTGCGAACCAGTATTGCTTTCATCAAAAGAATCATTTGATGTAATATAATAATAAATTTTTTCAGCTCCCGTATCTTTATAGGCTCCAATAACAGTAGCGTTATTTATAGAAGTAGTATTTATAAGTTTATTGCCTAATAAATTTTCAACAGAACCCATATCCGAACCTTCGGATTTACTTACATTTATATTTAAAGCTTCTCGATATTCACCGGGAGGTACTAATCTATCATCTAAATCGCGATTCATTTTACTCGCGTTAAAGAGTCTTTTAATTTCTGGCATAGATTTTTATTAGTGTTTAATCCATTTTGCTTTATTACGTAATATTTGAGTCATTTCATTAGACTTCATATTAGATAATCTTATTTTTGCATTTCGCATTTTAGAAGAAGCTTCTTTTTTGTAAAGCCCAGCAGCTCCCGCGGCCGAACCTCTAAGCTTAGCTAAATTATAAAGCATTGAAGCGTATACAGCGTCTTCTGCTAATTTAGGAACATATACATTATCAAAATTACCATTATCACCTAAACCGTCAGATATATATGTAAAAGTTATAAACGCACCTTCTTTAAAGGCAGCGTCAAAATAAACTTTTCCAGCTTCTGTATCTAAAACAAAGGTGCCATTTATATTTTGATATTCAGGGGTTGATCCGTATCTTCTTCCGTAATACAAATAATCATCAGTGTCAAAATAACCGTTATAATAATCTTGAGTTTGTTGAACGTCCATTAATCTTTCAGCTGATTGATATTTTTCAATAGTTTCAGATATTTCTTTAAAAACTATATTACCCTCTTGATCGTATATATATTTGTAATCTTGATCTTGTGCAACTGATTTGTTTGCTGTAGTTGTTCTGCTCGGCAGTATAGGTTTCATTACACCGTTAGCATCAGTATATTCAATCCTAACATAATTAACATAGTCAGATGGTAGAGAAATGCTTTTAGTTGGGCTTAATTCTATTTCTATAGATTTTTCAGAATGTAAAACATCATAGCTAAATTCTTGAACAGATCTCTGTGCCCAAAAAGCAACTTCATATCTAGGAACCTTTGTTAAAACTTTACCATCACCTACATAGGCAATCATAAAGTTATTAATTATATCATTTAAATTTGTTCTACTATAGTATCCCGGTATAGCTAATCCTGTTCCGCCATCTAAAGCAGAATAATTATTTACATCTAAAGGTTTTCTTGATATTGCCATTATTGTTCAGTTGCTGCTATTTGTTGTTCTTTACCTTGCCCAAATCCTGCTATATCAGCTTGTTTTATAGCTACCCCTGCATATGTTAAAATTTTAACAACTAAATCATATTCTTCTGAAGCATGCAGCTCAAAATTATAAGACTTGGCAGATGAACTATAACTATCCGCAGAAGGATCAAATACGGTTGGATCATAAATAGGTTTGTTAGGTATACCTGCTGCTATTTGTGCAGCTGTAGGCATAATATAACCCCATTTAGGTCTGTTAGGCTTTTTTAAATAATCTATGTTAACACCTGTAGTTATCGTGCCAGGATAAACCTTGACCCCGTCTTTAGCTAATGTATATACAGGTTGACTATCAACAGGGTAAGTTAAAGGTGATTGGTTAATATATTTTATATCTGAATGATGTGCAAAATCTGCCACTTTATTATTAACAGACACAACGCCTAATCTATAAAAGTCACTAGGATAGTTAAAAACACCATTGCTTAATACTAAGTTAGCATCACCGTAAAATTCATTTATTTTCTCAGAAGTGTTTAGAACAGGATCTGCAAAATCGCTAGTAATATTTGCATTAAGCTCATATGAAGATTGCTTTCTAAAATAGCTTTCAAATATTTCATTCTGAGCTTGATTTGCTAATCTATTAAACTCTTCTGGTGTTATATATCCACGGTTGTCTTTATTAGTTATTACTAATACAGTATTGTAGACGTTATCTATATTTACCATTTATATTTATTGTGTTGGTTTAGACGGCATAGAGTTAATTTCTTACTCTACGCCAAGTGTTTATGAAAGCTTTTTTGTTATAGATTTCATTAAATCTACGCCTTCATCAGTTTTAAAATATTGAGCTAACGCCGCATAAGGGTGCTGTTCAAATGGTACCGTTAAAACTTTTTTGCCATTAGCAAATTTAAAAACAGTATTATCATCAGTAAGTTGTAAAATTCCAACTTCAACAGCTCTGTTAGCTAAGTTTCTTAATTTTATATCTTCGTCTTGAACAAGTTCTAAAAATAATTGAGGTTGCGATTTAGCAAATCTATACGCATCTCTTTTTAATTCTTTAGAAGAAAGGCTAGCTACCGTAGAACCTAATTCTGTTCTCATAATAGCTTCTAAATGTTCAATATCAATTTCATTAACTAAGTTTAAAGCTTCAAGTTCTAATTCTAAAACATCAATTTCATCTTCAGCTTCTTGTACTTCGTCAATTTCTTCCCATAGTTTATTTCTTTCTGGGTGATATAAAGAAAGTAATTTTTGTAAATTTTGTTCTTCTTTTGGAACATATAACACGCCGTCTAAAAACATTACGTGAGATAATGTTACAGCCCCATTTTGTTCGTCTACAAATAAAGATTTTTGATTTGTAGCATAACGTATTTCCTTATTTATTCCGTTTGTTTCATCAAAATAAAGTAAAGGCTTTCTAGCTGTGTGTTTTGTTTGTATTGTCCAAGAAATAGGTGATCTATTGCCAGTTAATACATATGTTCTATTTTTTATTTCCCATCCTTTTTCAATAGAGGGAGCTTTTGTTGTTTTTGTTGTCATGATTAAATAATATAAAATAAGAATACTGGGCTCCGAAGAGCCCGTATCCTATAGTTAAAAAACTTATTAAGCTTTAAATAATACGAAGTTATTTGCAGCTTGAGTAATAAGACATCTTTCAGTCAGATAGTGCATTCTCATTTCGTCAATATCTGAGCTAGTAGGTCCTCCAACAGATCCTGTAATCCAAGATTTCATTTTTCTGTTGTCAGTTTCTGAAGCTCTATATCTTACGTGTAAGAATGGACGCTTAATGTTTGTGCCAAGTTGTTGGTCATAAACAGTAGACGTACCAGCAGGTACTAAAACACCTTCAACATCTCCAAAACCTCCACGAGTTGACCAGTCATTTAAGTATTTCCAGTCAGTTTTGTAAAAGTCATAAGATCCTCTGCGGTATCCAGTAAACCCTAAAGTAAGCGCCATATCTTCGCTGTTGTTGAATACTCCATAAGAAGTACCACCACTAGCGTAGCCACCGTTTTGTTGAGCAAGAATATCATCAATTTCTAATGATAAATCGCGATTTAAGAAAAGCATATTTTCTTCAATAGCTCCTTGCTTGTCTAGTTGCTTAAGAACAGCATCAAAATCAGTAAGTGCACCACCACCTGTAGCTTGCGCTCCAAATCCTGAATATACGTTACCTCTTTCTTCAATTGCATCAAAGAAACCTTGAGTACCACGTGCGTTTTGTGCAGCAAGGCTACCTCCGTAAGTTCCAAGAGCAATATTAGCTCCTCCAGAAGCTTTTTCAACACCTTCAACCATAGCCATTTCCACGTAGTCTTCCCAGCGTAGTCTATTTTCGTGCTCTGATTTTAGGTACCATAGGTATCCATCAGCTCCGTTTTCTGAAGTCACTTCAATCCATCCAATCTGAGCTGTGTCAGATCCGTTGATTGAATAGTGCTCTTTCATAATAATTGGAGCATTTGTAAATGTAGCATAGCTAGGATCTAGCTTTTCAGTAAAGTTTCCAGTACCTTTAGCAAATTCAGATCCATATACCATTGCAGTTACTCGCTCAGAAGATGTTACTCCAGCATGAGATTTGTAAGCTTTAATTTGAAAGCTAGCGCCTGAAACCGCTGTTACTACACCTTTAATAACATCAGCAGTTCCACCAACAGCAGAAGTTGCAGATGACTGAACTTGTACCATAGCTGTTTGACCAACTTTGAAGTTACAGTTTGATGTAGTAGCTCCTGTTAATCCAACGCTTGTTGGTTGAGCAGGAATAGTAAAGTTTAATACTCCACCTGCGTTAGCGTTAGCCGTAATTGCAGCAGCAGCACCAGCAGCTGGTAATGTAGCTGCGCTTCCTTGAGGAAGTACATTTGCATAACGAGTATGTAAACGTCCTTGCTCAGTCCAGATAATTTGATCTGACGTTGAAGGCATCTCTGCAGATACCATTCTTAAAAATGATCCGATTGAACGATTTCCGTAGCGCTCTACTTCTTTTTCGTATACATCGGGTAAAAATTGTTGTGTCCATTGATCATGCGCCGCTGAGGTGAAGTCAATGTAGTTACCAGCATAAAGTGTTTTAGACTGGGTTGGTTGTAATGCGGCAGGAATGCCACCAGTAAAAGCCATTTTGTTTGATTTTAAGTTGTGTTATTTATTCCATTTAATGCGCAACTTATCAGATGAGTTTCCAGATACAACCCTAATTTTATCTCCATATTCAGTTTTTATGGTTGAATTATCAGATCTAGGATCCATATTAATATTTTTAGCTTGCTTTGCAGCTTCTTTTACAGCGTCGGCACGGCCTTGCTCATAAAAGTGATTTGCAATCTTATCTGCGTTTTTAGCAGCAAATAAAGCTTTATGATACCCAGAGGCATCCGCTACAGCTCCATCATCGCCTAAAAATTCATTAATAAAATTAGAAATATCTGATTGATATTGTTTAACTTTTTCTGTGTTATCTACTTTAAACCTGTATTTGTTTTCTCCGACCTTAAAATCAAAACCTTTGAAATTATCATTAAAAACTTTATTTGTTTTTTCAATAAACTCTTTTTGAAGATTATTATATTCTTCTGATTGTTGCTTAGAATTATTATAGTACTCCATAGCTTCAGCATATTCGGGAGCAACACTTTCTTGCTTTCTTAACTTAAGATCGGCATAGTATTTTTCCCTACTTGTGTTAAAGTAATTTTGAGCATTATATAACTCTTCTTTAAAAGCTAATTGCTTAGCTTTAACTTCTGACGGTTCATCCGTCTCTTCATCATATGCAAAGTTTTTGTTGAATAAAAAATCAACATCATCCGCATCTAAATGAGGTTTTGTATTTTTATAGTATTCTCTTAATAAAGTTGTATTGTCCATTTTAGAAATGTCACGATTAAGATTAACATAATCTTCTACCGTTCCACCTGTTTCTTCCATGAACTGTACCAGCTTTTCAACGTTTTCAGGTAAAACAACTTTTGATTCTTCTTGCTTTACTTCTTGTTGTATATCTTGCTGTACTTCTTTTTGTACTTCTTTTTGTACTTCTTCCTGTGGTTCATCATTTACTAATTGTAATGGTGAATCATCAATTACTTCTTCTTCTTGGTTTTCTTCTTTTGTATCTTGCTCCCGTACTTGTTCGTCCACTTCCGGGCTATCTTCGGCTCCATCGCCCACAGATACGCTCTCTGTTTCTTGCTCTTGAATGGCATCTTCTTTAGGTGTTGGTGGTTTATCTAAATTTACTTTGTAAACGCCGTCTTCTTGAAGACCATATGATTCATCTACTGAACCTTCTTCAATAGCCTGTTCTAAAACAGCAGCTTCTTTTTCTTGTGGGGTTGCAGGAGGCGTATTATCTTCTACAACGTTAACTTTAACTTGTTCTTCCATAATTGTATATAATAAAATAGTTTAAATAGTTTTATCTAGGCTCAAATCTTGATAAATCAAAACCTCCTAAAACATCGTTGCCTTTAGATTCAAAGGACTTTTGTGGTTTGCCTGTATCAGGCGGTCCGGTTATTTTGGACGCACTAACTTTAGTATTAGCTATTTCTTTTTGTGTTTCTGTTTGTTTTTCAACTAATTCTTTTTGCGCTTGAAGCTCTAATTCTTTTAATCTAACATTTAAATCAAACTCATATTGCATAAGTTCTCTTTTAGTTCTTGCTTCAACTTCCATTTTTTTAATTGAAAGTTCATTTTCAGCTGTAGATACTTGAATTTTAGATTCTGTTTTAATTTGCTCCGCTTGTGCCTTTGCTTGTTCAACAACAATTTGCGCTTGTCCCTGAGCCTCTGCCTGCGCCGCACTGGCCGCTTGAGCCTGTGTTTGATCAACTTGTTGTTTTTTAATTCTTCTAAACTTTAAAAGTTGATTAGCTAATTTTGTATTATTAATTTCTCTTATATCAATAGCATCTTCTAAAAATATACTTTTTTGCGCTAGCGCTGTTTGTATATTAGCCTCTAGCATTTGTTTTTCTTCTTGATCAGGTTCTAATTCTAAGAATATACCAAAATCATGCATATGCAAGTCTTTTAATTCTTCTAAAGATCCTACAGTAAATCTACCTAAAGCAGTTATAAACGCTTCTTTTGATGGGTGAAATTCTAGTACATCTTTAAATCTTAAAGAAATTGCTTCAGCTAAAGAGGTTGTAATAAACATACTGCTCGTTAATATATGCCTTGTGGCTGTATTGCTATTTGCAGCTGCTAATTTTTGTACACCTACTAAAGCTTTAGGATCCGGATCGGAACCGTCTCTAGCTTCGTTTAAACCAGTAACATCACGCATCATTTGTATGTACTGATTATATGCTCCTATTAATATTTGTATTTGATTGCCACCGCCTCCTGGAAGTTCTTGAATTGGCACTTTGCCAGGGTTCATTTCTCCGTCAACAGTTTGCGATCTACCAATTATAGACCCTGTTTGGAAATACATGTTTAACGCTTCCTGTGGGTTATAGCTTGTTCCGTTTCCTAAATCAATTTCAGCTAACCCATCAGCGTCTAAATAAACACCTGAAGGTGTCATTCTTTGTATTGCTTGTTGTAATTTTAAATGAGTTAATTGAACTAAATCTGCATATGGTGCCATTTTAGACACTAAAGAATTAATATTTCCTTTATAAAGTCTTGGTGCACTTGCAATATAATTCATCATTACCTTGTTAGTATTAGATAATGGACGAATCATATTAGTAGCTTTTTCCCACTTCAACAATTCTTTAGTACCTAATATAAAAGCTCCTTCATATATTACTTCTCTAGCTTGAGCTACTTTTTGAAAGCGAGTTCTCTTATCTTTAGGCGGATCAAATGAATCATCTTTAGGTATTGCTTTTTCAGCGCCTGTTGATGTTTCTTTTATTTTGTATACATTATTTTCCCAAGTTTTCCAGTTAAAATATAATACGGTAACTACATTGTTATTATCAATAACATTATCATTTGTATTACCTATGTTATTATAATCTATCCAGTTTGAACCTTTTTTAGTATACTCTGCAATTTTTTCATCTGTTAAAGATGGGAATTGCTTTTTTAATTCGTTTAATTTTATTTTTTTTACTTCAC